TATAGTTGTGGGTAAGTATAGGAACAACAAAATTAGTCCACTTTTATACCCAAATGTGATATATAAAGTGGCAAAAGAGTACAATAATGCGGATGTTTTGGTGGAAATAAACTCATCTGAACAAGTGATACATATTCTCCACGATGAGTTGGAATATGAGAATATATTATATGTCCAGAGGTCAACCAAGGGACAGACAGCATCTGCAGGATTTGGAGGCAGTGGTAGGACACAACTGGGTGTGATTACAGATAAGAAAGTGAAACGGATAGGTTGCCAGACATTCAAATCACTGTTGGAAGGTAACAAGATACTACTATCAGACCCAGATATAATATCTGAGATATCCACCTTCATCGAGCGCAAGGGTACATACATGGCAGATGAAGGGTATTGTGATGACCTCGTTATGACATTAGTGCTGTTTTCGTGGTTGACAACTAATCCCTACTTCAAAGATCTCAACAATATAAATATACGTGAAATGCTTTATAAGCAGCAAATGCAACAAATTGAGGATGAATTGACCCCAATTGGGTGGTTCAATGATGGTATCGATGAGGAACCTGTAAACCTCAACTTTTAATTTTTATAAATAATAGTATACATGCTCTACCAGCAGTATTTTAGTATAAACATGTGCTATAAGTAACTTACAATATTAATGTAATAAGGAGAAATATTATGCCGTTCGCACTATCACCAGGCGTCACCGTAGTTGAAAAAGATTTTACATCCATTGTTCCTGCGGTTGCCACCTCTATTGGTGCGTTTGCCGGTGAATTTCAGTGGGGTCCAGTTTCATATCCAGTCACAGTTTCCTCGGAAAATGTTCTAGTTCAGTTGTTTGGTAAACCAAATGATGAAACTGCGCAATCATTTTTCACTGCTGCAAACTTTCTGGCATACACAAACAACCTAAAGTGCGTCCGTGTTGATTCTAACTTGGCACGAAATGCTGTCACCACTCAATCTGGTACAGTAACTTCAATGACCCTTGGTACAGGTGGTAGTGGTTATACTTCTAACCCACTGGTCACTGTCGGTGCTCCTAATATTACCGGTGGTATTCAAGCTGCTATTACAACTGCTGTAACTGATAATGCTGTCACTGGATTCGTTATCGGTACTGCTGGTTCTGGTTACACTGCTGCACCTGCAATCACAATCGGTACATCTTGGACTGCTTCTACTGCCGTTACTCTTGGTCAGCAAATTGCTCACTTGACAAATCTTTACACAGTCACCACTGCCGGTACCACTGATGCGTCAACAGCACCTACCCACGCAAGTGTTATCGTTCTAACAGGGGATTTTATTCCTACTACACAATACACAATTTTGGTTGTTGGTGATACAGACTTTACCGCAATTGGTGCATCTGCCAATACAGTCGGTGTCATATTCACTGCAACAGGAGTTGGCACTGGTTCGACTGGTACTGCTAGACCATCAGTTGTAAACGGAACAGCAAAATTGAAGTGGGCAGGTCTACGTGCAACTGCCACATCATCTATCACTGTTGGTGGCGTGAAAATTAAGAATGCCGATGACTACGAAAATAATTGGGAATCTGGTCAAGGTGTTATTGGATCATTTGCTGCAAAGTATCCTGGTACTTTTGGTAACTCCATTAAGATCTCCATTGCAGATAGTGCTACCTTCCCAACTTGGGCATATAACACAAGTTTTCCAACAGCACCAGGCACATCTGATTATGTAGAAATGGCATCTGGATCTGATGATGAACTTCATGCGGTTATTGTTCAGATTACAGGATCTACAGAAGTAGTATTGGAAACATATTCATTCCTATCAAAGGCATCTGATGCTAAGAAGTCAGATGGTTCCAATAGTTACTACAAGACTGTTATCAATAATAGTTCCAAGTATGTTTGGTGGACAGATCATCCAATCTCCGGTACAAATTGGGGCACTGCTGCTGCCAATACTGTATATGCAGATTTGGCAGGTGGAGAAACCACAGCTACTCTAACGGGTGGTGTTGATGACTTTGCTGCCGCTGATGGAAATTTTATTGATGGGTATCGTTTGTTTGCCAATAGCGAAACTCTTGATATTAGTTTGGTCATGTTGGGTAAAGCATCTACGACAGTTGCTATCGATGTTATCGGCCAGGTTGCTGAATTCCGATTAGATTGCGTTGCATTTGTGTCTCCACAAGATATTTCCAGTGGTAACTTCATCAATCAACTTGGTTCTGATGCAACTGATAGAATTATTGCTTATCGTAATTTACTTCCAAGCACATCATATGCTGTAATTGATTCTGGTTACAAATATCAGTATGACCGTTACAATGATGTCTATCGTTGGATCCCATTGAATGGTGATATCGCAGGTCTATGTGCCAGAACTGATAACACAAACGATCCTTGGTGGTCACCAGGTGGATTGAATCGTGGTCAGATCAAGAATTGTATCAAGTTGGCATTCAACCCAAACAAGACAGATCGTGATACATTATACCAAGCAGGTGTTAATCCAGTTGTTTCATTCCCTGGTAATGGCACTGTATTGTATGGTGATAAAACTATGTTGTCAAAACCAAGTGCGTTTGATCGTATCAATGTGCGTCGTTTGTTCATCGTGCTTGAGAAGGCAATTGCCATCGCTGCAAAATACCAACTATTTGAATTCAATGATGGATTCACCCGTGCGCAGTTCAAGAGCATGGTAGAACCATACCTCCGTGATATTGAAGGTCGTCGTGGTATTACTGATTTCCAAGTGGTATGTGATGATACCAACAACACTGGTGAAGTTATTGATCGTAACGAATTTGTTGCAGATATCTATATCAAACCTGCACGTTCAATCAATTATATAAATTTGAACTTCATCGCCGCCAGAACTGGTATAGCATTCAGTGAACTTGGTGCTTAATCATAATTATTAGTATGACACCCTATACATACCTATTGAAACACGTCCCCACCAATACATTTTATTATGGGTGTAGGTATGCTAAAGGGTGTCATCCAACGGAGTTTTGGGATGACTATAAGACTAGTTCTAAATATGTAAAACAACTCATCGAAGAATATGGAGTAAATTCATTTGTATTTGAAATACGACAAACTTTTACAGATGTCAAAAAGGCTAGACTTTGGGAAACTAGAGTCCTTAAAAGAATGAATGCGGCAAACAGAAATGATTTTATAAATAAAACTGATAACATTTCTATTTCACCTGAAGACGCTCAGAAGGGAAGAACGAACAGAGTGCCATCAGATAAATTGTTAGCACACGCCAAACGTATGGGATTATCTAATACAGGTAGGGTCCATTCAGATGAGGTAAATGAAAAGAAGGCTCATTGGGGAAATACGTATAAACTTGGAGTGAAAGAATCCGAAGAAACTAAACGAAAAAAGAGTTTATCTAAATTAGGAAAACCAAGTAATGCAGTTGGAAATTATCAACCCAAATGTTCTTGTATATTGTGTCATAGAGAATTAACAACAAGCGTTTTGAAACAACATATTTCAAGACATCATTTAATCTAAATAAGAGAGGCACCCAAAATTGCTAGCATATCGAATTTTAAGGCACAACTATCATCTGGTGGTGCACGTACTAATCAGTTTAGGGTTGATATTACATATCCATCCTTTGTAACAACAGGTATTATTGCTGGACAACAAGGACAGTTTTTATGTAAGGCTGCTCAGTTACCATCATCTGATATCACCAACATAGAAATGTTTTACCGTGGTCGTCCAGTGAACTTTGCTGGTGAGCGTACATTTGTTCCATGGACCATTACAATCTATAACGAAACATCATTCAACATCCGTAATGCGTTTGAACAATGGTCCCATGGTATTCAGAATTTGAACGCCACAAATGGTATTGTAAATCCCCGTGATTACCAAGTTGATATGTCTGTTCATCAACTAGATCGCAATGGCGCACAAGTGAAGTCCTATAAGTTTGTTGATGCGTATCCAACAACTATTAGTACAATTCAACTTGACTATGACAATCCACAGATTGAAATGTTTGATGTTACATTCCAGTACAACTATTGGACATCTAACACAGCAATGAGTGGTGCATTTGGTATTAGCACTTCTATCGATACTCCAGTCGGAACATTCCCGATTTCAGTATAAGCAGAAGTAAAAGCATTATAAGTATAATACATTATACAACATTGGAGAATTACTTTGCAATTATTTGGGCTTGAGATCACGTTAGGTAAAAAGGACAAGGAGAAGAGCAACATACTATCAGTTGTTCCTCCTGCTGCCGATGACGGTTCAGCAATCATATCATCCATAAATGCTGGTTCATATTATGGAATGGTACTGGATGTTGAAGGTGTAATCAAAAATGAGAATGACCTTATTCGCAGATACAGAGAAGTTGCTCAGTATCCGGATTGTGATTCTGCAATTGAAGACATCATCAATGAAGCAATCATGGCAGAGGACGGTAAACAACCCGTTGAGATTATCCTGGATGACCTGAAGTTATCTGAGTCCATTAAGAAAAAAATTGTAGAAGAATTCAAAATAGTTTTACAGTTGTTGAAGATCGATGAACGTGGACATGATATGTTTAGGACCTGGTATGTTGACGGTCGCCTATACTATCATGTCATGATCGATGAAAATAATATCAAGGATGGCATTGTAGAAATGCGTGCCATTGATCCACGGAAAATTCGCAGGATCAAAAATGTAATCAGAGAAAGACAACCAGGTACCAATGTTGAGGTTGTCAAGAAAATTGATGAGTATTATCTATTCAACGATAAGGGTATTACAGAACAGACAACTGCCGGTGTAAAGTTATCACTGGACTCTGTTGTGTATACTCCATCTGGTTTAGTGGATGCCAATACTGGAATGATGCTATCATTTCTACACAAGGCAATCAAACCAGTGAATCAGTTGAAGTTGATTGAAGACTCATTGGTTA